GCTGCGGGGCCCCGGCCCGGCGTCCTCCCGTCTTCCCTCACCCCTCTTGATTGGAGCAGGCATGCGCCTGTACTCGCGCGTGGGCGTCATCGCCCTCGACGACCCCGAATTCGGCAACTTCCAGGCGGACGCGGCCGGCGCCTTCGACTTCCCCGACGAGGTCTCGGACCGGCTCCACGGCTTCCACCACCGCGGCCTGCCGATGTGGGAGACGGACATCGAGCGGCAGCAGCGCCTCATCTCCGAGGAGCTGGAACGCCGCAAGGACCCCGCGACGCTCCTCTCCGCGGTCGAGCAGCTCGTCAAGGCCGCGTCTGCGACCACCGCTCTCACCGCCGCCGCGTCGGGCGCCACCGAGGCCACCAAGCAGCTCGCCGCCGCCCTCGAGCCGGCCCCGGCCGAGCCCGTCACGCCGGCCGCGCCGGCCAAGAGGGCCCCCGCCAAGCGATCCGCCGCCAAGAGCGGCGCCCAGTAACCCGGCCCCGAGGGAGGTGACCGCCCATGGCTGGCACCCCGTACGTCACCGCCCCCGAGTTCGTCGCCCACCCGACGTACCTGGACCTCGAGACGCTACGCCCCGGCATCATGGACCCGGACGCGCAGACGGCCGAGCTGACGAACGTGCTCCTCATGGCGTCCGCTTGGGCCGACAACGTCTGTAACCAACCGCTCGGCGCGCACCGCGTCGACCTCGGCACACAAGGCCGCGTCGACACGGACGGCAACTTGATTGTCTTCCCGTCGGATCGGCCCGTGCTCGCCGTCGACGCCGTCTCCTACGGCTCCACGTTCGCCCGCATGTCGTACGTCCCGAGGCCGGCGGCGAGGGTCGACAAGAACCAGACGATCTATGTCCCCGTCGGGGGAACCGCGACCCGCGGCCGCGTCTGGGTCGACATCACGTACACGGCAGGCTGGGTATCCACACTCCTCGCCGATGACGCGTTCGCCGGCGTCGACTCACTCACCGTCCTCGACGCCACCGGCATCATGCCCGGCGCCTCCTACCGACTGTGGGAGCCCGGCGTCGAGGAGACCGTCACCGTCGCTCCGACCTGGACCCCGCCGGCCGTCACGGACCCGTCCGGGGCCGTAGCGGTACCACTGACGGCCCCGACCATGCACGCCCATAACGAGGGCGCCGGATGGTCCGGGATGCCGGCAGACATGCGCCTGGCGATCGTCAACTACACGATCAGTCAACTGATGCGCCCGGACACCGCGGCTGAGGACTCCTACCCGGACACCTCGCTGTCCGCCGGCACCCGCCAAACGGACAGCCGTAGGGACGGCAGCGGCCTCGTCGCCGAGGCCGAGCGGATCCTCGGCTCGTATGCGAGGCGCATGTGAGCGTCGCGGAAGCCCTCGACGGCATGTGCCGCTACTTCGGCGGCGACTACGACCCACAGACCCGCACCTACCGCTCGTCCCCGCTGTCGAAATTCGGCGTCGGTGTCGTGCGTCGGGCGTGGGCGAAACGCGACGACCACGCCGACTACTTCTGGGGACAGCCCCCCGGCTCCCGCACCGGTTGTCAGATCGTCGTGTTCATCCCCCGGCACACCGAGCAGCGCGTCGCCGTCGGCGGTGAGCACGGCGGCATGAAGCGGGTCACCTACGAGGTGACGCTCAACTGCTACGTCCGGTCGAACAGTGGCTACGCCGAGGACGCACAAGACGACGTCTATACCCTCCGCGACGCCCTCGCCGAGCACATGCGGCTCGACCGCACCCTCGGCGGCGCAGTCTTCCAGGCCGGCGAGCACACCGGCGATGGCATGGACGGAATCGACTTCCGATACGGCCAGCCCGAGACCAAAGCCGAACTCACCAAGAGCTTCCTCGAGATCACGTTCGCCGCGATCGAGTTCGTCAACGCCTGACCGGCCGTATCTTCCCCCGACCCCCTTCTCTGCCTGCGGAGTCCGCATGCCCATTGCCAAGTCCGCCAAGGACACCGACCCGACGCCGCAGCCGGAGCCGTCCGCCGCGCCGGCCGCCGTCGACGCCCCCGTTTCGGCCCCCGCCGAGGCACCCGAGCCGACCGATACGACGTGGCCGCCCCCGGGTGTCTACGCCTACTCGCACTTCGCCGACTGCGTGTACCCGCACGTCCCGCTGTCCGCCCGAGCCGCGACCGCCGACGTCCCCGCGACCATCTTCGACTGGCCGTTCGGGCCGCCCGACGACGGCCGTTGGACCCCGACCAGCAAAAGCCCGAACCAGGCCGCCGACAATGCGCCGGCGCCCTCCAGCGAGGAGTAATCGGTGGCCCCGACGCCCGTAACCTATGCACCCGCCAAGCAGTTCATCGGCATCGCCCCCGAGACCAGCCAGGGCACACCGGTAGCGATGACGTCGACGGTCCTCGTCGACGAGGCCAAGCCGAAGGACAACCCCACCTTCCTCGACGACAAGTCGTGGAGGGGCAGCATGGGGTCCGACAGCTTCGCGAAGATCGCCGGCACGAAGATTGCCGAGTTCGAACTCGGCGGACCCGCCTACGGCGACGCCCTCGGCTTCTTCCTGCGGAACATCCTCGGTGACCTCTCCGTCACCGGCACCTCGACCGGTACGGGCGGCACCACGCTGTCCGCGCCCGGCCTCGTCGGCGCCTCCTCGATCTCCACCGCAGCGACCATCCCGGCTGGCACGACCGTGCAGATCGGCAGCGGCGCGACCGCCGAGTGCTTCGTCACCGGCACGCCCACCGGCTCCGGCCCGTACACCATCCCGCTCGCCACGCCGACCGGCGGCCTCGTCTACGCGCACGCCGCCTCGCAGCCCGTGCAGCCCGTCACCGCCCCGTTCACGCAGGCCCACTCCCTGCTGAACTCCGGCAGCGGTCAGCCGGCGTCCCACACCATCACGCACTTCCTCGGCCCGACTGCAACGTCCGGGGCACGCCAGTACCCGGGTTTCTGCATGTCCGAACTCGGCCTCAAGTGGAACGCCGAGAGCGAACTCCTGACGTGGTCCGGCAAGGGCACGTCGTGGCCGTCCGTCCCGGCCGGCGCCGCACCCGTCGCCGCCCCGTCGCTGGCCCTGCCCGTCGCCTCCTGGCGCATGGTCGTCGGTATCGGCGGCCCCGCGGTCGGCGGGACGCTCGTCAACAACATCACGGACGGCGAGCTGACGATCAAGCGGGAGCTGTCCCCGTACTACACGGTGTCGGGCACTCAGAACCCGTACATCATCCAGCGCGGCGGCCTCAGCGTCGAAGGCAAGCTCAACTTCATCGCGGCCGACGAGTCCCCGCTGCTCTGGATGCTCAACAACACCCAGCCGCAGCTTCAACTCTTCCTCGACAACGGCCTCACCGGCGCGAACAAGCTCACCTTCCAGGTCGATTGCCAGATCGCGGCGTTCACCGACTCCGAGGCCGACGGCAGCAAGGCCGCCGTCGAGTACGGCAACAGCTTCCAGGCGCTGTTCAACACCACCAATGCGGGCGGCAGCGGCGGCTACTCGCCGATCAAGGCCAGCCTCACCAACAGCGTCCCGGCCGGCACCTACTAAGCCCCGCCGACGTCACCACACCCCCCTCTACCTCTTCGCCCTCGAATCGGAGCCCTCATGTCTGTCACCGAACGCGTCACCCTCCCGTCCGGCGGATGGGTCCAGTTGCGCGACCCGCACACCCTCCGCCGCGGCGACAAGCAGAGGGCGATGCGTGCCGTCAAGGACACCGACGCCGGAGATCTGTCCCAGGCCCTCGACCTCATCAACGGCCTCCTCACCGTCCTCATCGTCGACTGGTCGTACGAGTTCCCGGTCCCCAGCCAGACGCCCGGGTCCCTGGACCTCATCCCGCTCGAGGACGACGAGGCGCTCTCCGAGGCCGTCGAGGAGGCGCGCGGTCTCCTCTTCCCGGGCAAGCCCGACCCGGCGAAGGACGCGAAGGATGCGGCGTCCCCTACCGAGCCCTCCGCCGCCTAAGGGCCCGGCTGGAGGGGCACACCGTCCCGCCCAACCACCCCATCACCGCCGTCGACCGGGCATACGACTATCTCTGGTATGCCGAGCGGTACCGGTGGACGCCGGATGAGGTCGACAAGATCCCGGCCTGGCTGGACGTGTGGCTCCCGATGATGGCGTCGGAAGTTGACGCCGCGAAAGAACGAGCCCACGACAAGGCGATGCGCGAAGCCGAACGGGGGTGACCGCATGTCCGGGTCGTCCATCGAGGTCATCGGCGTCGCCCAACTGAACCGGGCGTTCGAGGGCATGGTCGCGTCACTGAACCGGGCGACGCGAACCGCGACGGGGCAGGCATCCCACCTCCTCGAGCGGCACATCAAGGCCACGCTGGCGACGTCCAGCCATCCGCGGGGGACACCGACGCCCTCGAGCCCGGGGGAGCCCCCGTCACTCGTGACGGGCACCCTGCGCCGCTCCATCTCCGTGAAGGGACCCGTCCCGCTCGGCATGGGCCGGTGGGAGGCCAACGTCGGCCCGACGGCCGTGTACGGGCGGATCCAGGAACTCGGCGGCGTCACCGGCCGCGGAGGCGCCACCGTGCTACCCGCCCGCCCGTACGTACGCCCGACCTACGAGAAGTTGGCCGCGTCGGGCGCACTGACCAACCTCTACCACTCCGCATGGCGCGCAGCCATCGCCCGCCACTGACGTAACACGCGCCCGGAGGCGCCCAACCCTGGAAAGGGGGGCGCCGTGTCCGAGGGCACCCTTCTGCCGCCCGTAGTCGTCCGGCTCATGGGCGACATGACCCAGCTCCGCGGGACCCTCGCGACGGCCCGTACGCAGGTCGATGGCACCGCGGCCGGCTTCAAGAAGGCCGGCGCAACCGCGTTCGCCGGCATGGCCAAGATGGGCCGCTCGGTCTCCCTGATCGGCGCGGGTGTCGCCGTCGCCTCCGTGAAAATGGCCGGCGATTTCCAGGCCGAGACCATGGTCCTGCACACCGCGGCCGGCGAGACCGTCAAGGGCCTGGCCACGGTCCGCAAGGGCATCCTCAACATCTCCGAGGGCACCGGCACGGGCATCCACAACCTGACCGACGGCATGTACCAGATCGAGAAGGCCGGTTACCGCGGTTCCGGTGGCCTCAAGGTACTCACGGCTGCCGCGCAGGGTGCCCGCGAGGAGAACGCATCTCTCGAGTCGGTCACGAACGCCATGACGTCCGTCATGGCCTCGTACCACCTCAAGGCCACGGACTCCGTCCGTGTCATGAACGGCATGAAGACCGCCGCCGGCGAGGGCAAGATGACCATGGAGGAATTCGCCGGCAGCCTGTCAACGGTCCTCCCGATCGCCTCCGCCAACAACATCAGCTTCGAGCAGGTCTCCGGCGCGCTGGCGACACTCACCCAGCACGGCACCAGTGCCCGCGAGGGCACCCAGGAACTCGCCAACACCATCCGGAGCCTGGCCGCGCCCAACAACGTCGCGACGTCGACGATGCAGAGGTTCGGCCTGTCCTCTACGGACGTGTCAACCAAGCTGGGCAAGCGTGGCTTGACCGGGACCCTCGACCTTCTCACCCAGACCGTGCTCGGGAAGATGGGCAAGTCCGGCACGGTCCTGTTGTCGTCGTTCAACAACTCCAAGCAGGCTGCCTCCGACCTCAAGACGATGCTCGAACAGATGCCGTCCGGCGTGAAGAAGCTCGCTACGGGTCTGCAAAACGGCTCCACCAACGTCAAGGCGTATGGCAAGGCCATCAAGCAGTTGCCCGCCGACCAGTACGCCATGGGGCAGCAGTTCGCGACCCTCTACGAGAAGTCGCACGGCTTCAACGATGCCCTCAAGAGGGGCGGCCCGGCGGCGTCGACGTACACCGACGCGATCAAGAAAATGACGGGCGGGGCGACCGGCCTCAACACCACCCTGATGCTCACCGGTGAGAACACCGACGGCTTCAAGGAACGAGTCAAGAAGGTCGGCGAGTCCTTCCACCACTCCTCAAAGAGTGTTGAGGGCTGGGACGCCACCCAGAAACTCTTCAACGTCCAGATAGCCAAGGCCAAGCAGACCCTGCAAGTCCTCGCCATCGAGATCGGCACCAAGCTGATCCCGGTCATCATGTCCGTCGTCGGCTGGTTCGGGAAGCACAAGAACATCGCCGTCGCCCTCGCGGGCGTCCTCGGCGGAATCCTGGCCCTGTCCGTCGTGGCCTACGCGGCGAAGATGGCGATGTCCGCGGCCAAGACGCTCACGTCGTTCGCGAAGATGGGCGCCGGCGCCGTCAAGGGCGGACTCAACATCGTCCGCGGGTTCCGTAGCGCCTCCGTGGCCGCCTCCGAAGCATCGGGCGCGGCCGGCACGTTCGGCGGGAATCTCCGTAAGGGCTTCGACGCCGCGATGCGCGGCGCGAAGTCCGCCGGCGGCGCCGTGAAGACGTTCGCCTCCTCCGTAGGTCGCGTGTCGGCCACCGCCGGCAAGGCGACATGGGGCGCCCTCGTGTCCGGCATCAAGGGCGTCGGCGGCGCCATGAAGACCGCCGCCGTGCAGTCGGCGGCGTTCATGCGGAGCATGGCCGCGTCCGCGCTCGCCGGCCTACGGGCCGCCGCGGCGTGGACAGCACAGAAGATCGCGCTGATCGCCTCCGCCATCGCGGAGAAGGCCGCCGCGGTCGCCCAGTGGGCGCTGAACATCGCGATGGACGCCAACCCGCTCGGCCTCATCATCATCGCCATCGTCGCCCTCGTCGCCGGCTTCGTCCTGGCCTACAACAAAATCGGCTGGTTCCGGGACGCCGTGAACGCGGCCTTCCACGCCATCGGTGTCGCGGTCGGCTGGGTCGTCGACTTCGTGAAAGCGCACTGGCCGCTCCTCCTCGCGATCCTCACCGGGCCGATCGGTATTGCGGTCCTCCTGATCGTCAAATACTGGGGCAAGATCAAGGCGGGCTTCCTGTCCGCCTACCACGGCACGGTCAACACCGGAAAGGCCCTGGTCAACTGGATCTCGGGCTTGCCCGGGCGGGCCAGTAGCGCACTGTCGTCACTGGCTACCAGGATCGTTGCGACCGCCCTCGACGCCTGGATCCGCTTCCGAAACGCCACGGTCACCAAGGCGTTGGCGGTGATCACATGGGTCAGGGGCCTCCCCGGCAGGATCAAGTCGGGGCTCGGCCCCATGGGTCAGCTCCTGCTCAGCGCAGGCAAAGACCTGATCATGGGCTTCATCCACGGCGTGTCGTCGATGGCGTCGGCTGCAATCAACAAGGTCAAGTCGATCGGTAGCTCGGCCGTATCGGGCATCAAGGGCATCCTCGGCATCAACTCGCCGTCGCGGGTGTTCCGGCAAATCGGTATCTACGTCAACGAGGGCCTGGTCGACGGCCTTACCGGCTCCACCGCCAAGGTCAAGTCTGCGACGCGTCGCATCGAGTCCCTGCTCATGCAGACCTATAACAAGGTCGCGGACATGAAGGGCCGGAAGGGCGTCTCCAACTCGTGGGTCAAGTCGCACGAGAAGACGATCAAGAGGCTGGAGGCGTACGCCAAGAAGGAGGACAAGGTTCTCCGCGGGCTGGCGTCGAAGCGGGACGCCGTCGCCAAGCAGCTCAAGGCCGCGCAGAAGGCCCTCACCGACGTTCAGAAGAAGTACGACGCCGAGGTCAAGACTGTCGCCGACGGCATCAGGCAGGGTTTCAGCATCGTCACGGAGGCCCCGCAAGAGGGCGTCGCGCTGTCCTCGCAAGACGTCATCAACAAAATGCAAGATCAGATGCAGAAGGCCGTGGCCTTCGCCGGACAGCTCAAGGCCCTTCAGAAAAAGGGTCTGTCCGCCGACCTGATCGCGCAGATAGCCGCGTCCGGTGTCGACGCCGGCGGCGCCACGGCCGCCGCGCTCTCCACAGCGACCAAGGGCCAGATAGACCAGATCAACAACTTGAACAAGCAGACCAACAACGCCGCCACCAGCGCCGGCACGGCCGTCGCCGACGCGATGTACGGGAACGGCGTCAAAGCCGCCCAGGGTCTGGTCAAGGGCCTGCAATCGCAGGAAAAAGCCATCGAGAAGCAGATGGTCAAGATCGCCAAGGCTATGCAGAAGGCGATCAAGTCCGCGCTGGGGATCCATTCCCCGTCGCGGGTGTTCGCCGCGATCGGTCAGTGGGTCCCCCGGGGCCTGGCGGCCGGCGTCGACGGCGGTACGCACCACGCCACCCGCGCCGTGCACCGTCTCGCCGGTTCGGTCGCGGCCGCTGGCGCGGGTTCGTTCGCCGGCAGTGGCCTGGCCATGGCCGGCGGGGTCCGCGGCGGCGGCGTACACAACACCGTGGTTGTGAACGTCGAGGGCCACGTGCTGACGGAGAAGAAGCTCCGCGACCTCGTCGAGAAGCAGATGCTCCGCCTCGGTATGCGCAACTCGACAACGTACGCGCCGTACAAGCGCTGACAACCCCTAGAAACAAGGGCGCCACCGGGCGCCAGATTGGTGGTGCCCGGTGGCCAACCCCAAGATGTCCACCTTCGCCGACGCGTTCACCGCCGCGACGATCGACCCGACGCTCTGGAACCGAGTCACGGCCGGCACGGCAACCCTGGACACCGCCAACGACGAGGTGACCCTCGTCGTGCCGACCGCGTCGGGCGGCCTCAACGTTTTCGGCACGAACAACCTCTACGACGCCACCGGCTCGTACGTGTACGCCCAGCTCACCGTCGCGGCGAACGGCGCCGGCAACACGAAGACGATCATGCGGGTGCGGTTCGACTCGAGCAACGCGGCCACCATGCGCGTCGAGTCCGGCGTTTTCAAGATGACGATGCAGAACGGCGGCGGGGTCATTACGACCACGCTGCCGGCGTACGACCCGCACGCACACCGCTACTGGCGGCTCCGGGAGGCCGGCGGCGTGTTCTACGCCGACACCGCCCCGGACGGTCTCACGTGGACACAGCAGGCGGCCATGGCCTACACCTGGGACGCCACAAACGCCACCGTGCAGTTCGAGTCCAGCGCCGGCGCGACCGAGGCCGCCGGCAGCGTGTCCGTCATCTCCCACGTCAACACCCGCGCCGGTGGCCCGTACAACCCCAACTGGCCGCGCCTCGACGTCGCCTGGGCCCCGTTCTGGAACGCCAACGCCGGCACGTTCCCCATCGACCGTTACGTCGAGGTCACCGACCGCACCCGCGGCTCGCTGTCCGTGCAGCGGGGCCGCCAGTACGAGACCGACCAGGTTCGTTCCGGTGAGGCGTCACTGCGCCTGGCCAACGACGACGCCGCCCTCGACCCCGTCAACGCCGCCGGGCCGTGGGCCGGCCACATCAACCCGTACCAGCCGTACCGCAAGCGCGCGCAGTGGCCGCCGTCGAGGAACCTCCTCGATCAGGTCATGGCGACGGGTGGCGACCTCGGCCCGTACGCTCTCGGCGCCATCAATACGAGTTCGTCCGGCCCGGACATCTTCACGACGACGGACCCGGCCGGCGGATCCTTCGTTGCCTCCGCGACGGCGTGGGCCGGCGGCACGGTCATGCAGTTCTCTGTGCCGTCCGGGTCCGCGGTCGGCGCCCGGCCCTGCCATACGCCGCGCTGGTCCGTCATCCCGGGGCAGACGTACACCGTGCAGCTACGCGTCAGGGACGTCACCGCGTCCACGTCGCTGAACGTCCAGGCGTTCTTCGGCTGGTACACCGCCGGCATCGCCACCCCGACCGGCTTCAACTACGGCACGTCCAGCGTCCTCACGGGCGCAACGGCCGCCGGCTGGACGACGCTCACCGTCACCGCCACCGCGCCGGCGAACGCCGCCGGCGTCGACTGCGGCGTCGCCCTCGCGGCCGCGGCCGCGGCCACCGCGTCCATCCAGGTCGACGGCTGGCAGTTGGAAAAGGGCGCGACCGTCACCACGTGGACATGCCCCGGCGCCTGGACGCCCCTCTACGCCGGGTGGACCGAGCGCTGGCCGTCGTCGTGGGACATGGAGGGCCTGTACGGAATCGTCGAGCCCACCGCAGTCGACACGTTCTCCCTACTGAGTCAGCAGCAGCTCGCGGACTCGCTGACGATGGAGCTCAACGCGAACAGCCCGCGGTTCGTCTACAAGCTCAACGACCCTGCCGGCAGTGGGGCCGTGACGGACTGGACCGGCAACAACCCGCCGGCCCAGATCGGGGTAGGGAAGTACGGCGCCGGGTCGGTGACCTTCGGCAACGCCATCGCATCGAACGACGCCGGCGGCGCCTACACCGGCAGCACCGACACCGTCGCCCGCATCAACAACTCGAACCCGGGCACCAACCTGACCAGCGGCGGCGCCTCGTTCATCAAGCTGACCTCGGCGGGAATCGTCGGCCCCACAGACCCGACGCAGTGGACGCGCGCAATCGCGTTCCGCTACACCGGCCCAACGCCGACATCCGGCGCCTACCTGTGGTCCAGCATGGACAACCAGCGCGGCGGCGGCGTTCCTTCGGGAAGCCGCATCTTCGTCTTCATCGACACCACGGGCAAACCCCAGGTGTGGGTGCAGGGGCCCAACGGCGTAGGCACGAATGTCTATTTCGGTGGCGCGACGAACGTGGTGGATGGCAACTGGCATCTGTTGATCTTCGGCTACAGCTCGGTCACCCAGCAGATCCTTGCGAGTCAGGACGGCGCCGTCGCCGCCTACTACGGCAGCATCGCCGCCGGCACCGCGCCCACCGGTCTCGTCGCCGACAACCTGGGCGGGTTCGTCGACGTAACCGTCGGCAGTGGTACGACTTTCAACTTTAAGGGTGACATCAGCTTCGCCGCGGAATTCCCCACGCTGTTCGGGGGCGCGGCAATCAGCAACCTCTACCAGGCGTGGAAGTCGGCGTGCGCAGGAGAGTCAACGGACGCGCGCTATGCCCGCATCCTGCGGTACGCCGGCTACAACGGCGTCACCTCCCTGGGCGCCGGCATGACGACATCGGTGGGCCCCGCCGCGTTCGACGGGCAGGACGCCATGAGCGCGCTGCAAAGCGTCGTCGAGACCGAGAACGGCGCCCACTTCGTCGACGCGGCTGGCGCGATCCAGTTCCGGCCCCGCAGCGTCCGCTACAACGCACTCACCCCCGCATTCACCTTCGGTGAGCGCGCCGACCTCGGGGAGTGGCCGTACGAGGAGGTGACCCTCGACTACGACTCGACACACCTGTCGAACCAGGTCACGGTCACCCAAGAGGGCAGCTCGCAATCGTTCTACGCCGTCGACGCCGCCTCGATCAAGGCGTACTTCCCGCGGACCATGCAACGCACCATCAACGCGAGCGACCCGAACGAATGCAGCGACGCGGCGAACTACCTACTGTCCCGGTACCGGCAGCCGGCCCAGCGGGTCAGCTCGCTGAAACTGCACCCGGGCGCCAACCCGGCCCTCTGGCCGGTATGCCTCGCGCTGGAACTCGGCACCCGCATACGGGTAATGCGCCGCCCCCCGGGCGCACCGCCGGTGACCGTCGAATGCTTCGTCGAAAACATGTCGTGGGAACTCTCCGACGACAACGAGGCATGGCTCGACCTCCAGTGCTCGCCGGCCGACCTCACCCCCTACGGGGTGTTCGCCGCATGGCACACCACGCTGAACACGACGGTCTCCGTCGGCGTCACCTCGATCACCATCAAGGCGCCGGCCGACAACGTCAATCTGCTCAAGCAGCAGATCGCCCCGGGGCAGCAACTCACCCTCGGGCAGGGCACCGCCAATGCCGAGACGGTCACCGTGTCCGCGGTCGGCGCGACGAGTAGTGGATGGCTGACGGGCACCCTCACGCTCACCGCGGCGACCACCAAATCCCACACCGCCGGCGACGTCATCTGTGAGCCGCTCCCGTCCGGGACGACCGACCCCACGACCTGGGACGCCGTCGCCGAGTTCGACAACGTCGCCTTCGCCTACTAGGAGGTTCCCGTGGCACGCACGGTGCCCGTCATCGCATCCGAGAGCCCGGGCAACTTCCTGACCGGCGCCCTCTGGAACGCCAACGTCAAAGCCATGGGGGACTGGCTCATGGGCTCGGGCGGTAACGGCCCGCCCCGGTTCCGCGGCTACCAAGCGACGGCCCAGGCCATCGCGAACAACACCTGGGTCTCGTGCACCCTCGACACCGAGCAATACGACTCCGACAACGGCCACTCCACCACCGTGAACGCCAGCCGGTACACCGTGCAGGTCGCCGGCACGTTCCTGATCATCGGCAGTATTGGCCTGGTCGCCAACGCGACCGGCAACCGCGGCGTTCGACTCACCGTCAACGGCACCCCCATACCCGGCACCTTCGTCAAGACGGCTTCCCCGGATGCCACAGGATCCGCCGGCCTCGTAACCGCCGCATCGGTCGTCTGCGTCGCTGGCGACTACATCGAGGTCCAGGTTCACCAGACCTCCGGCGGCACCCTGAATACGAACGCCGTCTCGGACGTGGCCTGTTCGATGACCGCGACGTGGGTCTCCGGATAGCCCTTCCCGACCGCTCACCCCACAGCCCCCCGGCACACCCGGGGGGCTTTTCCATGCCCGGAGAACTTGTGCTCACACACGGCACCCTCGTGCACCGCTACCAGCCGACCGACGTACGCCTCGGCCGGCACCGCCGGCTCGACGCCCGGTCCCTGGCTCACCTCCACCGCCACGACGGCGGCCAGCTCCTGCCCGTCCGGCACGAGATACCGATTCCGATTCTCGACCAAGAAGACCTGGACGTTCAGGGCATCGACACCAGCGCCCTCGTGCACGGCGCGAAGCGGGAGAAGGCCCTCGGCTCGTGCACCGCGAACGCCGGCACCGGCGCCCTCGCCTTCCTCCTCGGCGCCGGCCGGCTCGCCGACGTCGGCCTCTCCGCCACCGACCCCGTCGCGTGCGAGAAGTACGCCATCCGCCTCTACCACGAGGAAACCCGGGCGGACGAGTTCCCGCAGGAGTGGCCCCCGGACGACACCGGCTCGTCCGGCCTCGGCATCGCCCGCGCACTCAAGGCCCGCGGCCTCATCGGCGGATACGTCCACGCGACTACCGCCGACGCCCTCGCCTCCCTTCTACAGAACGGCCCCGTCCTCCTCGGCGTGCCGTGGTTCCAGGACTGGTTCACCCCCGACGCCGAGGGGTTCATCGACTCCGGCGACTGGATCGCGTCCCCCCTCGCCGGCGGACACGAGATCCTCGCCATCGGCCTCGACGCCGTCGCGCAGCACCCCGACGGCCGCGTCATACCCGAGCAGACCGTCATCCGGCTCCGTAACTCGTGGTCGAAAAACTGGGGCCTCGCCGGCGAGTTCCGTATGCGGCTGTCGACCTACGTCAAGCTGCGCTCGCACATCGACGCCATCCAGTTGAAGGCCAAGGCGTGACCCGTCGGCCGGTCGGCGCCCACGACCAGGCCCAGACCCACCGGTACGTCATGCACTACCCGGAACACGCGCCCCGCGAGGGAGACCCGCACTATCGGGCGTTCGAGGCGTACGGCCGGCAACACCGGGCCGGCGCCGTCTGCTACGTCGCCGAGCGGGCCGGCTCCGCCCAGTGCGCCGGCCCGCTCGAACTCCACCACTCGGTGCTCGAGTTCGCCACGGCCAACGCCGCCGACCCCAAGGCCCTGCACCGGGACTTCCCCGAGATCCGTGAGGACGCCACCGCCGACGAGGTCGCCGCATGGGTGGAGTCCAGCCCGGGTGCCTTCCGGTGGCTGTGCGCCTTCCACCACCGCGGACACGGCGGCGCCCACACGGCATCACACGCCGACTGGACGGCCCAGCTCTACGTCCCCGGCCTCATCTCCTGACGGCGGCCCGGCTGGCCCCCTACGTCCGGCCGGCCGGGCCGTCGTCACCCCCCACCGTTCGCCCCGGCCGGCCGCCGGCCCCGGGGCCCCCACATCCGAGGCGGCACCGTGTCCCACGCGTCCTCGGGCGTCAGCGCCCTAGAGACCATTTCCTTCGCAGGGGGAGCCCTCGGCACCCTCTTGACGATCGTCGCCCTCGCGCGCCGTATCCGGCCCATGATGCGCCGGCGTGTCCACCGCTGGGACCGCCTCGATCAGCTCATGGGCGACCCGGACACCAGCCCGCCGCGCCCGGGCGTCCTCGAGCACGTCGCCGCGCTCCGCGACGAGGTCGCCGACATGCGCGGAAGCCAGGAGACCGTACGCCAGCTCGCCGCCGAACTCGTCCCGAACTCGGGCTCGTCATGGCGCGACGCGTACGACCGCGACCAGGCATATCAACACCTGGTCAACATCGCCATTGCCGCGCGGCTCGGTATCGAACTGCCACCGCTGCCGCCCCGCTCCGTCCACCGTCACCACGACGACGAGGCGTAGAGCCCGGACGGCGGCCCCCACGCCACCCGCCCCGCCGGCATTGCCGCGGCGGCCCCACGACCCCGGAGGTCAAGGATGCTCAACGGCATAGATGTCAGCGGCTACCAGCCGAACACCCCCAACGTGTCCGGCCAGGCTTTCGTCATCGTCAAGGCGACCGAGGGCACGTCGTACATCAACCCCAAGCGGTCCGACCAGGCCGCGACCGCCCGCGCCGCCGGCGCCGTCGTCGGCTTCTACCACTTCGCCCGCCCGGGCAACATCCAGGCCCAGGCGCAGTACTTCGTCGACAAGGCGCCCGCCGTCGACGGGGACATCCTCGCCATCGACTGGGAGGACTCCGGCGTCTCGTGCGCCGACAAGGACAACCTCCTCCGCGCCGTCAAGGCGCTGCGCCCGACGCACAAGGTCGTCCTCTACTGCAACACCTCCTTCT